AACACTAGCCCATGTACCGACTGTGTGAGTATTGACATTCTGGCTCTCGTACATTGTGAAACCTGCGAAATTCTTAGTTATTTCGCCTTTTCGTATAGCTTTGCTAACCATAGCTGTCGCAAAAACGCCTTTAAGGTTGTCAGCAATCTTAGCAGATGCCTGAGCCTCAATAACGCAACTTCTACCATCAGCAGGGCAACCCTCTTCAGTTAGACGAGCTTTTGCCTGTGCGAATACATAAAATGTACTTGGAGTTGTTCCAGGTGTACCGACTTGATTTGGAACCCCTTTGTATAATGAGAGGAGATCAACGTCGATTTTGTTTGCAAGTGCTTGCATAGCTGGCATTAGATACCGCTCTGACCACTTGTCAAGATCAAGGGTCATTTCTTCTGCGTTCAATGTCCATGCTACATGATGCCAATCGTCAACCGTGTAAGTCGCTTTTCTCTGCTTTAATTCCACGGCGTCAACTGTTCTGCCTGATTTCGTACGGAAGTAGTTAGGAGCATTAACTGTAATCGAATCTCCCTGGTTCCATCCGTTATGTGTCTTCTTAAACTCTTCCTCGTATCCTCTATGCACGAGTCTACCCATTACGCAATTGTTCTTTAAATGCCTTAGGGCTTCCTTTGCCACGACTGTGGGATTACTAAATACATTAGCCATTACTTTGGTCCTTTATTTTGTTAACCGACCCCATCACGCTTATTCCTCGACCTCATGAAATCATCAGTGTCCATATCGCCGAGACTACCTTCCGGAATCGTCTTACCGACTACCGGACTCGAAGGGGTGATTGTTTTTTGTGTGGTTTTCTGCGGGGTCTTTGGTGTTACTTTTCCCCCATTTGAAAACATAGCCTCAATCTTTCCGATTTCTCGTGCGGCCCCTATTGGAGTCATATTTGATATTCGCACGGACTCAGCCACGTTCTGGCCGAGAAAATACCCTATATCTATAGGGTTGTCGCTTTCCATCATAGCTTCGAGCATTGAGGACGTTATCCTTGGCCCACCCGACTCATATGGTTTTCTTGCGACCTCGTTAAAGTCTGAATATTTCTCTACGCCAGTATCAATAACGGCAACGAAGTCAGCCATTGACTGCGCTGAATCTTCTGTAACTCTTGTCGCGGCGGCTGTTCTATCCCGTTCGTCGACTTTCCACTCTGTTAAGGCCTCAATAAACTCCTCATTAGTGTTAAAGTTGTCAGAATCAGGCTTTAGTGCTGCCGGTTTCGATCCCTGGACTTTCGACCTATCATATTTTCTTTGTAGATACGAAGTCCGATTGTTCGCTTTTTGTATCTCCACTGCTTGTGAGTCAAGTCTTTCCATCAGCTCTCTTACTGTGGGTTCTTGCGCTACTTCTTCTTCTACCACAATTGTTTCATCAATAGTCGCCTCTTCAACTGCTACTTCATCAACTACGCTCTCTTCAACAATTGGTGCTTCTGTTACTGCCTCTCCAGTTTCCCGGGTTATTTCATTTTCTAATGTCATTTTTCGTTCCTCTCGGCAAAGCCGGTTATTTAACTATTTGTTCTCTATTGACCCACTTCTGTCAATATTATGTTTTATAACAATGTCCATTGCGCCTGAAAATATCTGCAACATAAGAAAAGGGTCGTTAATCGGGCCCTCTATCTCCATCTTACCAGACTCCATTGCTGTAGCTGTGAACTTGTAGATCTCCTTATCTTCTACGGCCTCTTTAGGCTCAACAACAACGCTGTTTTCTGCGACTGGTACGCTCGCGCACCCGAATATTGCCGTTATTAGTGCAATTAAAATAAAACTCCTCATATTATCTCCCTTTTTAACCCTACGCCAATAAACCTACTGTAAAGACTGGCCATCCAGCCCAACAATTCTTGTTTTCTCTCTATCTTTTCTTTTTACCTCGATATCCGCCACATTTTTTGCTACAGAAAGGTTGTGATCAACCACAACATTCATTGCACCCGCAAGAATCCGCATGATCAGGAGTGGGTCATTGATCGGCCCCTCAACCTTAACATCTTCGGACTCCATAATTGAAACCGTAAAGGAAAACCTGACTTTATTCTCTCTCTCCTTTAGCGCTTTCTTTTTTGCCTTTAATTCGCTCTTAGCTGTCATTGCCGCCTCCGTACGTTACGTAATTATGTGAGCCGGTGTAGTCTGGCCCAAGTTCAGCAGCCCAAGACTCCCAAGACACAATTATCTCTGCGATATCTTTTTTAAGCTGCGGGTTTTTCTTGTTGTCGATCTTCACCCTTTTGCGAATCTCTTCTTCAATTGCCAATTGATTGTCCTTAACCTCCCAACTATCCGAAGGCCCGAAGGTTTGTTCGTACTCAGTACACCCACGTTTTAGGAAGAACGGTATCTCGGTTTCAGAAAGAGCTTCTCCGACTTGCTTAAGTCGTAATATTCCCTCATCTAAACCCTCACAGTACCAGTAACCTCCATATAGCGCGTCAACAGTGTCCCTTCGCTCGATACCACATTTACTCGCAAAACCCATTTCCTTCATGATGCCCTTGAGAACCATTAGGTCTTTCAGGCTTTCAGGCCGTGCAACAACTTTGTAACAATCCTGACACTCAGATGGAATGAATTGTTCGTCTTTCGGCAGTTGTTTCGACACGCATTCGTAAACGAACGTGCGTAGCATGGTGCAATTGCGGTTAGAATACTTAAGGTATACCCAGGGGCCACCTGGTGACTCCAACGTCACAAAACATACTTTCCCGTCCTCAAGGATTGGAGAGATACCTTGTTTAGCTAAAATCATAACCGCTCTATTCACTAAATCATCTTTCATATTTTACGCCACCTCAAATATTAATATATGCTCGACATTTGTAAATGGTAAGAGACTGTCGGCATAATCTAAAAATGGTTTCATGTACATCCCGCCGTCATCGAAATAGCACCGGTCAGGGGTATACGGTGTTGTTGTGGAAAGAGTACATATCACCGGGCCTGCTGTGCCACCCTCCCTAATAACTACGGAGGTTTTCATACCTTTCGCGTCTGCCCCTCCTCGTAATTCGATCCGCTTTATTTTTATATCAACGAATAGCCCATCCACCCCGAAAATTAACTCAGGTGTCCAGTCTTCCTGGATACCCACTATCGAGAAGAAATTGCCGTCCCTTGTAACTCCCGGCCCCGCCATGTTATGCCAACTCTATTATAAGTTTATGCGCTCCAGTGAAAACACCGGCTGAAAAATCAATATATATATCCATATACTGCCCGCCGTCTTCAAAATAGCAACGGTCAACCTCGTCCGCGTCCGCTACACCTAAAACGCTGATTACAGCCCCTCCGTCCGAGCCATACTTAATGATGCAAAGGTCATTATTCGCCCCGCCCTGGAACTCAAACCGTTTTATTTTTTTAAGACCGTCATCCTTGAAAATCTCGGCATGGTCTACGTCCTCTGTTATAGCGGATATGGTGATGAAATTCCCTGATTTGACTATCGTTGGTGCTGCCATTTATAACTCTCCTTGTGTTTGTTGTTGCTGTGCTTGCTGTTGCGCTTGCTGTTCTTGCTGCCTTAACTGCTCACGCTCTTTGAAAGAAGATACAACTCCCATTACTTCTGTAAACTGTTGGCCAGCCTCCTTCGCTTCTGCTGTCATTATCTTGGCTATTGCATCCATTTCCGCCGTAAAACCTTTCCGCATCTCCTCGATACCTTTGAGTTGTAGCTCTTTGGTTTTCATGTCAAGCTCTTGTGCTGCTTGTTGCTGCTCTGGTGATGGTGGTTCTGGTTGCGGTGGCTCTTCATCAGGATCAAGACCTCTAATTTCAGTAGGTATTAGCTTCTTAGCCCTTGATAGCAATTCGTCCGACATTGGCATATCAAGAAGTCCGACAACTAAATCACCTGAAACTGCTGCAAGTTCCGGCATTAGCTCTAAGACTTTAATCAATTTGTCTAAAGCTGCCTCTCGCTGTGTTGTGTATGAAGAGCCAAGAGCGACGGCAACGTCATATTTGCCGATAGTTATGTCGTTAATATACGCAGATATTTGCGTTTGGACCATTCGCTCCTTGTCAACCCCAGGCCTATCGATTAATGGAGAATCAGGTCGAGCGTTAACAACAATAAGACTTTCCTTGCCACCATCACCACGAATCCGTAGAATACGCTCTGATGGGTAAACGTGCGGGATAATGTCTAATAAGACTCTCCCACCGTGCGTAAGTGAGTACTCGAAGTTATCAACATAGCTGTAACCACCGATACTACCTTGTTGCTTTCTTGCGTTAATAGCAACACCGGATGTTTCTGAGCCTTGATCTCCAATTGAAGCGCGGTAAACGTTCATACCGCTCATTATGTCGTGTTCCATGCTTTGCTTTGCCGAAACCATGGCTGTTGACATTTGTGGTGGGGCTTCTTTTACTGGTCTTGCCCCAGGGTTCTTAGGATCTAATTCGTAAAACAACCACGAAAAATTCTTAATATTGGCTAAGTCCCATTGGGCTTGATGCGGGCCCATCATAGCAGGAGTCATTAGATACGGAGCCTTCGGCATTGTCGTAATCTGCTCTGCTTCAGCCGATGTCCAATAATTATACATTCTTTGAGGTTCTTTCCCAAATCTTACCATTCCACGAGATTTAGCAACGCCGTTAATGTTTGTTTCTTTTCCGAAGACAGGGATAATTGGAATATAACGTCCGGGCCAGTCATTGTGAGGGCCATCGATAATCTGAGTCGCGACCATCTTACACCATCGAACCTTCGGATGATTAACCTGCTTTTCCTTTATAAGCTTGTCGCCCTTCTCCTTCTTCCAGACCGTTATGATCGTTCCACCACGATCCACTCTATAAGCCGTTTTCGTGCCTTTCTCCTTCCACCAATACTCAGCGACACGAATAGTATCTTCTCTCTTCCAACCCTGATAAGACTCGTCGTCTGGCCATGATTCAAGAGTTACGTTGGGATATTCAGCTTCAAACTCCCTAACGTCGATATCGTCATGTAGGAACCACCAATTGGCATCTGACTTGTCAATCT